TGGCCACCATGCTGTACCAATCGGTCGGTAAGGTCTCTTTGCCCATGTCGTGCAGGTAATTCCTGATTACGTTAGTCGCTACGTCTGTTCTGTTCGTCTCGATACTTCCGGAAACTGCCATTATTAAACCCCCTTATTGAACGCCGCCGCCCGCATGACCTGCTCCTGATAGCTCTCAGTGCTGTACTCTTGCGCGTCCAGCGAATCAATGTTATATGTGCCGTCATCTTGCCGCTCATCTTTGATTGAACCGGGCTTCCACGTTACCGTTGAAAATGCTTCTATTGTATGTTTGCAGGTCTCATAGACGGAATACCGCCCGAGCGACTGCAACATGCAATAGAACCTGATACGGTCATTTATAGCCGTCTTTCTTGCGGGCTTCACGCGATACGGCATAAATCGTTTATCCAGCTCGGTTTGCAATCCGCGAATCAATACGGACTCGGCAGAATCGGCCCGAATTTCTTGGATATAATACCCTCTTGAAACTTGTAGTTGCACAAAGTCCGCAAAGTCCTTAGCCAAATTCACAGGGTCTAGCGGCTCCTTGGTGTAGTATTCGTCAATGGTTTCAATTCGGGATAAGTCCCGCGAAAACGCGGTACACTGAAACGCTTGAGCACTTCCCGTGCCGCCAAAGTCTACGCCAATCGTGCAAAACGCTGTATCTCTAACTTCCGGTCGTTGATGTCTTATGAACTTATCCACATTATCGGCGAATGAACGGTAGATAACACCCTCAGCCGCTCGCCACTTGCCGAGTATGAAGCGGTCATAGTAGACCGTTCCGGCGTATTCTTTCTTTAGTTGCTCCTTGAAAAAGTCTGAGACAAAAGGATTCTCGTCAAGGATAAACCGCTGTCTATAGATGTCCGCATCTGACTTCAAAAATTGGTGTAGCCAATGGCGCGGGTTGTCTGGGTTTGTGGTTCCGTCAAAACAGGAAGTTGGCTTGTCAAGCCGGGATTTTAACATCTGGAATACAGGCTCCGACCATGTCGCTATTTCGTCCCCATAAGCATACGCTATCGAACTGCCCTGTATCTTCGCTACAGATGTTTTCTTGTCAGCACCTAAAGCATAAACGTCTCGACCAAACAAATGCACGCGGCTTGACGCGCCGCCGATAGTTCCGACAAAATCCTGCCCCCAAATTGCGCGGAGCGGTTCCAAGATATTGCGCTCGAGTGTTCCTTGTGTGTTGCCCAGCAATACGATAATTCCATCCTTGTCGGCATGCCGGATTCGCCAAGGGATTTTATAAAAGTCCACATAGGTTTTACCCGACCTTGTTGCACCCTCGGAAATGTTCCACCTATGAGGGGAACCAATGGTATTCTTCCAGTTAACAATTTGATGCGGGGCTAACAATTCAGCCATTGCTTCCACCTCCGTCCGGTTTCTTGCATGCGTCATCAATGCGCTTTAGCACCGCGTCCAGCTTGGTCAATGACTCTTGGTTGTCCGTGTGTTCGTATTTCTGATTCTTCCACGCAATCGGACAGCGGTTGCACAACCAGAAAATAGCGGCTGTTGTAGACGCTGGGACTTCCTTGCGAATCGTTTTGTGCTCGATAACTTTCTTATCCTTGTTTCTAATAATCTGTTCTTCTTCGGCAATGTAGCCAGTAGCTCTCTTGAATAGCGCGTTCTGAACGAACAAGTCAGCCTTTTCACGGCCCCATGTACAGGCTTCTTGAATAATAGGTGACTTG